CGAAAAACCACAATACCCAAGATTGTTTAGCAAAGAATGCTATTCCAGCAAATACAGCGCTGACAGCAACTGCTTTTAATACAGACCCTAACAGGGTTAATAATGTTTGTTTCATATGTTACTCCTATTAGAGTAACTTATTCACTTAGGTGCAAGAGTAAACTTATTTAATTCACTAGCTAGTTCTTTGCAAGCTACCATAATGCCGGCTAACTTAGCACGGAACTTCTTTAAATCTTTTTCTTTACCCTTATATAAAGGCATAGTGGTTGCTGTTGCAGCCTTATTCTTTAAATCTAATGATTGTAAATAAAGATTAGCTAATTGAAGTACAGCATCTTGTAACGGATAAGGTAGTGCTTCTGGATTAATATTACCATTACCGTTATTTTTGAGGTTAGCAATCTTATCTAGTGTAGGAGCGTTATCGCTGCTATACTCATAAGCAGACATCGTTTCAGGTGTACGCTGAGAGCTTTGTACACCAGTGTAGTATTCGGCTTCGCTTAAAAGGGCGTTAGTTTTTCTTTTTTTGCTCACGTTCCTGTATACTTACTGTTCCAACCTTGAATCTACCAGAACATTTTGGGCAAATCCAATGAGCTTCTGTAGTTATCTTAGTGACACTTGGTACTGTAACAGTACGAGGGTGAACAGGTCCATATCCGCAAATATGACAGCTTTCTGGACGGGGCACAACTTGTTCGTTCATAGACGAATACTTATCCAAACATCTTACAGAAATCAACTAAAGCTTGGTTATTTGCTTGTTTATTAAAGGTTTTCTTCCAATCTGATAACTTATCAATAATACTATTAAACTCTAATTCTTTACATTTTTCTTCAAATTTACTGAAATCTGAGGTTTGAGAGTTTATTGTATTATACTGTTCAGAATATAATTTTATTTCTTCAGGGTGCACAGCTAAACCGTGTGATAAGTCTACTAAAGGCTGATTAGTAGTAATACGTTCATTACACAATTCTAAAGCTTTAGGGTCTTTTGCTACCCATTGCTTTGCTAGTTTTTGCCCTCTTACCTTACCAATCTTATCCATACCTTCAATATTATCGGATTTATCACCTATAATACATTTGTAGATAAGAAATTCTTCTGGGGTTAAACCATAGTTCTCTTCAAAGTTATTAACATCTACGAGAAGCTTTTTAATCGGGTTATAGAAAGATATATCCTGGCTAACCAATTGTGCAAAATCGTTATCAACACTAATAATAATTTTTTTACCGGGTACAGTCTTACTTAACCAACTAATAACATCGTCTGCTTCAAGATTACCTGGAAATATGTTTTTAATTCCAAGCATTGTAGTTATTTCTACAATTGCATCTGCTTCCCCATAAACAGCTTTATTACGTTCTTGATTTCTATTACCCTTATATGTTCCTTCAGTAAGTGTCTTACGAAAGTTTTCTTTATTACCTAGTTTCTTATCCCAAGCAATGTATATCTTATCAGTATTAAATTGATCAGCATTTGACTTAACAGTCTTAAGAAATGCAAAAATACTACCTGTATTAATTCCTTTGGAGTTTGTTAATTGCTTGCCGATGTTGTTTGCTACCCAGTACGCTCGATGAAGGGTGTTGTTTCCGTCTATCAGGAGTGTTGCTTTGTTTTGTGTTGACATTTTGAGCGTCTTGTTTAATTTTAAGTTCGTATTCTGCTAAGCAGGTATTATATACCTTTTTAGGTAATATATCTACTATATCTAATATTTTATTTTGTAAACCCTTTTCAACTTCTTTAGAAGGTATAATTCTTATGTGTTTATCAGGTAATGAAAAGAAGACTATTTGGCCAGGACCATATGATACAGGTACTAGCCATTCTCCTTTATAAGAACCTTCTAAAACTACGTATAATCTTCTATTTTTAGAAGTGAAAAGTTCTTTAATCTTCCTGACCGTTGTCTTTAAGTCCATATGGGTCGCTTCCATTAGTTTGTACGATGTTTTGATTTATTTTATACATTACACGACGGAAACGCTCTAATAAGGCATCATGAGAAGCAGGGTCATTAGCAGAAACAATTTCGACAGGTTGATTGTTTAAATCGTAACCAATAAGCATATAAGCTCCAAGAAACTCTTTAATTTGTATATCTAAAGAATCAATCTCTTTACGCTTTTCGTTTACGATATTATTTTTCAATGTCTTCATATACTCAAGCTTAGCTAGCTGTATCATTTGATTAATGTTTGCTTGCTCGGTTTGAGTTAAAGGCGTCGTTTTAGACGCCTCTGTTGGTGCTTTCAAAGCATTACCCTGCTCGGTAGCAGGTGCTTGTTTTTTAGCCTGAGCTTTTTTACCCTTCGTTGGTTTTTTAGCGGCCATTAATATTATTTAGTGTCTCGCTCAGCGGAAGCAACAAAGTCGTAAAATTCTTTACGTGTTTGTGGTTCGTTCATAAAATCCCCAGATAGCTTAGAAGTAATCATAGCACAACCATGATGCTTTACCCCGCGGTGGCATGCACAAGTATGAGAACATTTAAGTATAACCGCTACGCCTTGATTACCTACACAAAGTTGATCGATGGCTTGATGTATCTGAACAGTAAGGCCTTCCTGGATTTGAGGACGACGAGCATAATGTTCTACAATACGATTAAGCTTAGATAAGCCAATTACTTGACCGTTCTTATCAGGAATATAAGCTACGTGTGCTACACCAGTAAAAGATAGGTGATGATGGGAACACATAGATACTACAGGTATATTCATCTGACTAACAATACCATCATAACCGTCTGATGGGAATGTAGTAATTTTAGGCGGACCTTCATAGCAACCTTTAATAAGGTCACATACATAAGCTTTAGCTACACGACGAGGTGTATCAGCACTATTGACGTCATTACGCCAATCAATACGTAGTGCATCAAGAAAAGACGAATACGCTTCTGCTGCTTTATCAATAATTGCTTTCCTATCTTCTTCTGTAGTAATCATACTACTATTAGCTGTAGGAAGTGTTGGGTGTTTAACTTCGTTTGACATATTAAAAGAATTTACGGACTTAAACTTTTCGCCCGTTGTATAACTCTGATTTGTTGTTGATTCCATATTTTACTAAATAGTTTATTATAACCTCAATTGAGTCGGTTTTCAACTTAAACTTTTCAGGAATAAATTGCCCGCCATCATAAAATTCAAAATAGTATTCACCAAAAATACTATCGTTACTGTAACATGTACAATATACTGAAGCATTACCAGGGTCGATCATAACTGTCCAGTTACGAGGATCTGCTTCTCCATATTGATCAAAGATCTTAAAAACTACATAACCTGAGTCTTTAAGCCTTTTAATGAAATAGCTTTGTGTTGTTATCTTATTAGCCATTATTTAACTAAGCCTGATATAATGAATGTAAAATCAGTTTCGTTAGCTGGTTTAACGTGGAACGACATAACCTTAAACTTAAGATTAATACCTACACGTGCTTTCTCAAATTTCACACCTGTAAGTATGCGAAATATATCGAGATTGAAAGGTATAGACTGATTAAACGGTGCACCTTCAGCACTATCAGCTACTTTAAGACTGATGTTATCTGTATTTGCTTTTTCTTTATCACCTAATTCACAATATACACCATCAGGTTGACCGTAAAGATAAATCTTATTAGTTTCTGTAGTAAAAGAACTAGCTTTTAATATTTCTTGTAGTTTCTTGTTATCAATATCAAAGAAAGTATCATTAGTTAGTGCTTCTATTTTTTCTCTCTTAAGTGTTACTTTAGGTACTACTGAATCATCTAAGAAGTGATACTTAAACTGTAACTTATCTGTCTTATAATAAAGATGATTAGACTCAATCTTAAATACTAGCTCGTCTTCATCAATACAGTCAATTACTCTTAAGAGTTTCTTAATATCACCGAGATTAAGAGTGATCTCTTGATCTACATCAAAAGACTTATTGTATTTAGCTAATAGAATAATACTTGTATCAGGCTTGTTACATACAGCGTATAAGCCATCCTTATTGAGCTTTAAAGATACGATATCTACAGCTTTACCTACAACATTTAAAAAGTTATCGGCAAAATCTTTCTTAACGAGCTTAAGTTCCATTTGTTATCTTCGGTTTTTTTTTATTGCTAGAGTCAATTAACTGATTTACTTTATCAGTTAGTATGTTAACCTTATTCTCTAATTTATCAATAGCATTTATAATATCTTCGTAATGAGTTTGTTTATTTAAATCGAACTCTAGCTGATTAGGATCAGAAAGCGGAAGATTAACTGCTTGTACTTGTTGTACAGACGGTGCTACAAATTGGTATTCAGGCTGTACCACTTGTTGAGGTGGTTGCTGATAAACAGGGCGTGGAGGTTGTGGTTGCTGTTGTACCGGTTGTGACGGTGCACTGAGGCCAGCTTTAGGTTTGAACGTTTTAAGAATATGAGAAGGCATAACCTTACTCATATCTACGTCGTTAACTTTAAGACCACCACCTACTTCAGCGGCTTGTTTCTTAATACCATTAAGATCTCCTTGCAGCTGTTTACCGAACATAGCTGCAAGAATAATCTCTTCATTAGATACCTCACCCTCATTAAGGGTGGGTACGTATGTAGGTTGATCAGGCATTATAGATTATCTAAACCGTTTAGAATATCTAATACCTTATCGTCATTTGACGCAACTGCAACTGACTTAGCAGGAGCAGCTTTAGGAGCAGGTGTATCATACGGTACATCTTCTTCCTCTTCTACTACAGGGGCAGTAGCAACTTCTGTTTCAGCTTCTGCTTTACCAAAGTAGTGTTCATCAATAAACGCTTTGATTTCGTCTGTTGATTTACGATCTACAAAAGTATTAAGATCAAAAATACTATTATAAGTTTCTTGAATCTTTGATTCGTCTAAACCTTCAATAGCAGATGGGTTTAAGAACTTGGAAGCTGTATAAGTTGGGTACTTAGGTGCGCCTGGCTTATCAGATACTAATTCTACTTTAATACGTAAGTTACAGCCTTCTTCACTTAAGTCGAAGATCTTTGCACCGAATTCATCAGCATCATCACCAGCAATAGCAGCTTGAATAATCTTGTCTAATTGACGTCCATAACGCAATACTTTAATAGTACCGTTATTTTCTGGTTTCTTAGGATCGTTTACAACATAAACGTTAACTAACCAGTTTTCTTTACGACGAAGATTGGCTTTAGCACGTTCTTTTTCTTCATTTGTACCATCACGTAATACTTTAAAGTACAGTTCACTTACAGGGCAACGGTCGCCCCAAGTTGAAGGAGAAGTAACACTAGCATACTTACCTGTACTAATGCTATTCCAACCATGATGAAAGTAATGAAGAATCGTTTCTTCAGGATTCTTAATATTAGGTAATAATCTAACAACATAAGGTTTATCGCTAGGTTCCATCTGAAGAAGGTTACGATAAGCTGAACCTTCGCTTGACTTTGTCTTTGTTTTGTCTAAAGCATTCTTAATGCTTTCGAACATATTTGAGTTATAAGGTTTCATATTGAATGATAAGGTATATTAGTATGGTTTTATTTTTTATCAAGAGAAAGTTCACTTATTCTTTTTAATCCCTCTGTAATGATTTTCTTAGCTCGGGATGAGTTGTTTAATCGTATTTTAAACTTGACAATATCGTTTGCAATCGTTTTTAAATAGATTTCTTTATCTTGCATTTGCATGCTATTAAAAATTGTGTCAAAATTGAATAAAGATAGCAATACATACAGATTAAGTTGTTTATTCCTGTAATCCTCTAAGCATCTCCATGTATAACCAGATTTTAAGTTACAATACTGTGATAAACTGATTCGTTCGTTAATACAAGTAGTAGCTAGATACTTTAAGGATTCAAGAATATGTTTAATGTGGCCTTCAGTATCGGGTAATTCTTCGGTCCTCTGACTCTGTAAGAGAGAGTAACAGGCAATAGCTTTTTGCGTGAGGTAGAAGTTGAGCGGGAAGTGTTCTTCGTCTTTGTAGATGACATAAGGTGCTAATAAAAAGTCTTTAATGTTTATTTGAGGGAATCTCTTAAAAAACATATCCAAACGTACACAAAGTATACCGTCTGGGGTTTTATCGAACCCTTCAAAGTCTTTACGCGCCTTCCAGGGCTTGTTTTTATGGCCTCTAGATACACTTAAATAGGTGTTGTAAACTTGTTCTACGCTCATTAATGAGCTATGATTTTAATATCTCTCTCACTACTTTGCTACGGCAAAGGTTGTTATTATATTTTAAAAACAACAGTATTGCTTCTCTTTCACTGTCAGTATCAGTTAATTCCATGAAAATCTTACGGTACGTTTTATTTTTGACTATAAAGGAAAATATAGTAACGTTATTGAGTTTTTTGTTGTGAATAATGGAACAAAATGAACCAAACTTAATAAGTTCCTGTTCCAGTTCATCTCTAGCGAGATTGCTTATCGGCGTCTCGATTATAGCTTCTTGTAATGCTCCTACAACACCAGACATATTACGCGGTTGGCGTGAGTAGTTTAGTGAAATTTAAGAACGTTTCCGTTACTTTTCCACCCGCTGCATATTCATGTCCGCCTCCTTCGCAGATTTTAGCAGCTAATTTTGACAAGTCTACTTCACATGACTTATTTTTGCGAAACGATACATGGGAGTTGTCTGAATTGACAAAGAAGACTATGTCAGCTGGGTGGGTGTTTAACATGTAGTCGCAAATCTCGTTAACAAATTTATTACCGTGTGTACCGTATATTTTACGCATTTTACCACCTACAGCAACTTCACCATGGAAAATCTGTAAGTTGTTTATGGCTTTATTCTTACGGTCAACGTATTCTTTTATAATAGCTTTTTCTTGAATGGTAAAAGCTCTAAAACCGTCGTAAAATTTATTTACAAATATCTCAGCACGCTGCATTGTAGAGGTACGCTGGGTATTAGTGTACAAACAATTCAATTCATAAGTTTCAGGTAATTTGAATTGATAGCAATCGTAATCGTCAGCTAATGCAATAAAGTACTTTTGTTCTTTAGTAAGTTTATCTAATTTACCCAAACTCTTAAAATGGTTATAAACTTTCTTAGCACATGAAGTTGTCTCAGTTACGCTAACTTCAGCATTTTTGTAAACGTCTTTTGCTTTAACGTGTGTTAAATGGTGATCAATAATAACAATATTTTTTCTGTCGACTAAGTCGCTATTTTTAGCAACATCTAAATCTAAAATATAAATCTTGTCAAAATCATTTGGGTTGTTTTCATTTAACCAATTTAAAAATTCTCTACGAAAATTAGTAACAGTAGTGGTTTTAAACGCAATTTGACCAGGCTTTGCATCTAACGCCCAGTGTAGGGTTAGTAATGATGTAACTCCGTCTATATCGAAGTCGGTAAAAACGTATATCTTGTTAAAGCTCACTATAATCTATTTAAACTACTTGCTGATAAATTCCAGCTTATTTTCCAGGTCCATAAGCTCATCTAATCCACCAGCGGATTTATTACCCGTTAAACCGATATAGCCTTTTTCTTCTGTTAAAGAGAGTGTAGTGTAGTCAATACGCATTGCAGTAGCAGCATGTTTAGGTCCTAAACGATTCTTTACCCCAGCTACTTTAATAACACCAGTTTCTTGATCGCCTGCTTCTTGATAAATAGCCCAAACAACGTCTGCAGTAAAAGCTACACCTAAAGATTCACTTACGGTATCCAGACTTGGTTTCTCCATACCTTCACGGTTGGTTTGAATAGCGCTAACTACAGGCATACTGAAAAAATATGATAATGCTCTTAATTCTTCTGCAGCCACTTTACCTTGTTCGTAAGAATTCTCACCTTGTGATGCCTTTATTAGTCCAAGATAGTCTATAACGAGTATATCCGGTTTTATCCCAGACTTTACTAAAGACTCAAGATAGGCCTTAATACCTGCTACAGTTATGGATTTCGGTGGGAATTCCTTAATAATTAACTTACGTTTATGTGTTTCTGTAACACCTTTAAAGTAAGAATCTAATGCACCGATTTGACTCTGCACATCGTTAATAGGGATTTTAGAAAGATGACTACTCAATCTCTTTGCATACATCATTTCAGGCATTTCAAGAGATATAAGAACTGTGGTAAGACCTTTTGCAGCCATATTAGCAGCTACATTACCTAAAAAGATAGACTTACCCACGTTAGTTGGTCCTAAGAACAAATAAAGCGCTCTACCGTTCTTCATTAAACCACCACCAATTTTGTCGTCAATAAAGCTCCAACCAGTAGGTATAGTTTCACTTTTTGTACCTAATTCACTGATTATCTTTTCGTATTCACCGAAAAAGTCTAAACCAATATCACTTGTTAAAGCTATATTACAAGCCTTTTCAAACATTGATAAGAACTTAGGGTAATCAGCTTTTTCTTTAGATACATCATCTACTATCTTTAATACAGTATTGTATACTGCTTTCTCTTTAAAGAATTGTTCTGTATTAGCAATAAGCTCATCCATATTAAGAGCAGTATCATATTGCTTGTATGTCGTAACTGTATCTTTAAATAGTTTTAGATCTTCTTCTTTACTGAGATACGTTTTGATCTCAGTAATAGTAGGTAGAGCTTTACGTTTAGTGTAAAAGTCTCTAATAATACCTATAACAAGTTTATTACCAGGATTCTTAAAATTTTCTGGTGCTAAATAATCTAATACTAAGGAAGTATAATAAGCATTAGTTAAACATTGACAGGCTACAATGTTTTCAAAGAAATCGCTATTGACTTGAAGAGAGTTTTTCTTCATTTGTACATTATATATTATAAAATAAAAAAGCTAAGGTTGCCCTTAGCTTTTCTTTTTATTCTTTTGTAAGCTCTTCAGCCTCGTCTAGAACCGGGTTACTTGACCCGTACCCGACTTTCTCTTTAAGAGTCTGTTCGAGCACCGGTAGTACCTTCTTATCCCAAAACTCGGTATCGTTTTCCCAAGTCTTTCTATAACCGATCTTCTCTCCATTGAACTGGAACGTAGAACCGGTTTGCTGTATAACACCAAACGCTACTGCCATATCAGCTAAGCCGGCATATCGACTTAAACCAGTACGGAAGTTATTGTATAGCTCTGCTTTTAAGAAAGCAGGAACGAAACGGTTTTTAACCGTCATTGCTGACAATGTAACACCGCTCACGTTATGAGCTACTGCGATTGATTCTTCTCCTTCGTTTTTATCAATCTTTTCGTTTCGAGTCGCAAGCTGAACCAACAAAGAAGCAAGATAAATAGGGCCAGAGCCACCGGACTGCTTTTTAACCAATTCAGGATAGAGTGAAGTTGGGTTGTCATAAATATGATTAGTAAAAAGTATAGGTACACGAGCCTTAGCTGCTTTAAAAGTTAAAGCACGCATCATAGACTTCATTGCTTTAGCCTTTGTACCCATATCTGCTGCATCCTTACCTTCTGTAACGTCGCGAAGCTCTTTAGCGCTTGCTAAGTTGCCTAGACTATCAATAGCGATAATAACCTTTAAATTAGGGTCATTAGCTGCAATAATCTTATCTAAGAATGTAGCGATTTGGTTACGACAATCTTCTACTGTTTCTACTGGATAGTATTTTAAGCGTTTAGGGTCAATACCAACACCTTCTGCAGATTGCTTATCTACTGCTGCTTCCGTATCCCAGACAGCAGCAAAGTAGCCCTTCTTTTGAGCGTTCGCAATGATCTTATTAACAATAAGCGTCTTACCCGCACCGGAAGGCCCGGAAAAACCAGTAACCCTACCAACAGGAATGCCCTTGTAAAGAGATCCAGAAAAGATAGCATTAAGTGCATAAGAGCCTGTATCGATCCAGTCACCTACAATAGAAAGTGAATTATCATCTGAAAGCAGAGATGCATCTGCATTTAGCGCATCTACTGCTTCAAAGATATCTTTCATTGACGAAACCTTAGTCTCGTCATTGTTTTCGTCTGTACGTGGTTTACGTGCCATATTACTTGGTTTCGTCGTCAAATAACTTTACTACAGGTGTGTTTGAAGCTTGAGCAGCTGTTTGAAACATCTGTTGATACTGTAATACTAAGTTACCTTCTAAAGCTACATCAGAAGTAACGATAGAGCTCTTTGCGTATGTCCAGTTTGCGAATTCATCGCGATTAGCTGTAAACTCTCTAAAGAATACAGGATACAATTGTACTTGTAGTTTCTTGTCTTGAGTTGGTGATACATTAAGAATAACCGGCTTAGTTACTGTTAATGTTGCATCGTCTTGTGATACAACAGTCGCGATAATAGTGCGTTGAATATTATCTAAGAATGTAATTAGTGTGTCTTGGCTCATATGTTTATATTAATATAGTTTTTATTTTAATCAAGGTTATTGACGTGGGAATTTAAAATAAGGTGTACCTGCATCAATTAAATGTTGGTCAAGTAGTTCTTTCTTTGAAGCACGAGTAGGTACAATATCCCAACCACCGCGGCGAGCGTAGAAGCAAGTTACCATTAGCTCTTCTGGTTGTAATAAGTCCCAAAGACGTTTATACGCAGCTTCACAGATTTCTTCGTGGAAATGGCATTCATTACGGAATGATACAATCCACTCTAATAAGGATTGCTCTGTTACCTCTTTATCACCTTTATAGTATACAAAAATATCGCCAGAGTCTGGTTGTTTAGTAATCTTACAGTTAGAACGAAGTAAAGTACTCATATAGAAGTGTTGTTTAACAACTTCTGCTTCATTAGCTACTAGTAAGTCTGCATTTTCATTGAACACAGTAAATTTAATATTTTCTGCACTTTTAATCTTTTCTAGTGGGAGCCACACTTCAGGGGCATAATCTCTCATCCATACTTCTCTTAAAGGAAAATCTTTTGCTTGTATTTGAGAGAATAATTCTACTTCTACTGTAGTCTCTAATAGTTTAGATAGATCTTCTGAAGCAGTCTTTTTGATATTGTTTAAAGCTTCTGCTACAGTCTTGCCCATCGGTTGCATATTAAACGAATTCCAGTAAAGCTTCATTGACTTAGACTCTACAATGTAAGGATTAGTAGCAGGGTATACCACTTTAGCAACACAAGTAACGGGTAACCCATTATCTGTTAATGCACTACATTCATAACCATTCCAGATATCGTAACCTACGAATGGTAAAGAATCGTTCTGTAAACCTAAATAGGTACGATTACGTTGACGTTCTTCACGCACTAAAATCTCAGGCGTGTAGGTGGTAGGAGAATCAACTCTCTGACCAAGTACTTTGTCAATATTATTAGTATTATAGCTCATTGGTAAAATCTTTCTTTATTGTATCAGTTACAGTTTTAACTCTATCTTCTACAGAACCCATTACATAAACAAGTTTATCTGCAGGCATAGAATGATGCTTAAGATAGAAATCAAATTGTTTAATAACCCCATCAAAAAATTCTTTACCTGTACTTCTTTCACCATCTTCTTGTACATTAAGTTCAGGTACAACATAAAAAATCTTATCATAAGTCTTTAGTAATTCTTCGTATACAGCTAAAGCAGCTTGATATACGTCTTTATTAACCTGACCTTTTTCATAAAAATAAGTAGTATACGCAATACCATCTAAAGCACCTCTATCTAAAACCCAGTTACCCGGCGTTAAAGCATACTCTAAATGTCTAGCCATTACCAAGTATTGAGTTAAAGACGTACCACCTTCATTAATAGGTACGTTTAAGTCTTTTAAGCCTCTTGTTAAGTTAGTTCTAAACGAAAAATGAAAATCACTAGTAATAGTGTTAACTTCTTTTAGAGCTTTTACTAACGTAGTCTTACCTTGTGAATGAGCACCGCAAATTGCAGCTTTATAGTTTGATCTCATAAGTTATTTATTTAATAGGCTTTTGCGCATAAAGCCAACCCAATTTTCGATTGCTAGTTTATGCAGTTTACCGATATAATCGTCTAAGCTATCAAATTCACTATAAATATTCTTACTGTAAAACTCTTTCTCTGACACTACTTTACCAGCATCTACTTCAGGGATTACTTCATGTATAACATGCCCGTGTTGGTAATAAGGTCTTTCAGCGTGGCTAAACCACACTTTTGCTTGTGGATCTTTACCTTTTAACTCAGGAAACTTAGTAATAAGACCCGGATGCCCGTTGTATATCTTAAATCTACCACAGATTTCAGGTGGTAGTATACGGAGATAACCGTGAAGGGTAATAATATCGGTATGTCTAATAGCTTCCCGATATTCTTCTACAGTTGGCTTCTTGGGTAAGAATATAAAACGATCAAAACATTTTTCTAAAAGATCTGGATTAATTTTATCGAGATCTTCAAAGCTTTTATTAGTTATAATTGCATCCGGAAACTTACCGATATTTTTAGATATCTCATATATCTCAGAACCACTCTGAGAGAAAAATGTTTTCCAGATTAAAGTACGTTTCATATTTTTAGACGATAACCTATTGTATTATCACTAAAGAAAATTACAAGCGTAAAGTCAACAATACCTTTAGATATTAAGTAAGGTTTGACTTCTGCAAGCTCTCTTACCGGGAGTTCTTGATTACGAATACAATCCCAAAAACAATAATCGCGGATATAAACAGAATCGGCCAGTAAGTGAGGATAGTTTGCATGTACTGAATTAGTTATAGCTTCTAAAGTTGTCATCCATTAACGTAATTTCTGAACTGAATTAAGTTACTTGCGATAATTCTTTCTTGTATTTCGTCCGGTACTACATCTAAGAGATCTACAAGCTTAGTAGATTCTTTCTTCCAGTTACCAATAACATCAGAATATCTTACTCTCTTAATACCGTGTACAATAGGAGAAGAAGTGTCTAGTGTTTCGATCCAGTGATATTGAGGGCTTTGATAGAAACTAAATTCTCTAGGGTGTGCACAACCTAATAAATGGTGAGGTTTATCTTTATTAATAATACCATCATTCATTAATTGCGTTAAAGTCATTACTCTACCCATCATATAAGATACCCACTTGTTAGGATGAGGAAATGCTTTAAGGTAGTAAGAATAGTCGAACGAAATAGCTAGTTTATCTACACCGATCTCTTGATCTAGTGTTACATAACACTTAACTAATTCCCCGTAAGTCTTACCCTGTACAACACCAATAGTTTTAGCACTACTAACAAAGTCCCAATCGTGCCATAAACACTTTTTAGCTGAATCAATAGTACCTTGACAGTCTTCTAATACGTCTGGTATGATATACTCTGTTGGGTTTAATTTTTGTATCCAGTGTGCATAACGCTTAGGATCAAAAGAGGTACCTAGTTCGAAAATAGAATTGTCTAATAGAACATGTCTGCCTCCTTTAACACTTTCTTCAAAGAACTTATAGTACTTTGGGTGCTCTTCAAATAAATGCACAAGAGCGTAGTCATAATCATTGTATGTGCGAGAAATCTCGAGCATACTTAAGGGAGATTCATGTGATATTTTAATCATGAGAATATGTCAAATAAGTCTGTTGTTACTTCGTTAGTTAAATCTGGTAAACGCCATCCAATAGCTTCATATACAGCTAATATCGGCGGTTTAATTATTGTATCGAACATTTCAATATAGTCTACTTGAAATTCATTAAATTCTGGTGGAAAGTTGTAAGGATAACAAAGAGTATCGATATTATACTTGTTTGGTGCAATATAAATCTTCTTTACTTTACCACCGGAAGTAATTCGTTCATACTTTGTTTCCAAATGTAAATGTTTTAGTAGTTGATTATACCATAATGCACCTTTAACGTGATTTGGTGTACCAGTACCTATCTTAAAGCCATCTGCTTTTACTTCGTACTTCTCTAAATCACTAAGACCACCGCGAATAGCAATTTCATCTACATTCAACGTTTTAAACGTGTCATAAACCTCTTTGTAAAGGCTGTTTGCCTTTATTTGATCCTGACCTAACAGAGAGTTCTCAATGACCTTCTTAATCAGTTCTTTTGCTTTCTTTGGCGTTGTAGATCTAGCGATTTCTACCCCAACATACTTAAACTTATTAACGTTTGCACCTTCATCGTTTAATACGTGAATAATATAGCGCTTCTTCTGTAGATAAACACCTACATCACAAATTGATTCACGTTTAAAGAAGTAACGAGGGTCAGTAGACTTAAATTCTGCAGCAGACCAACGTTTAATTTCGTTATTTAAATATGTACCGATTTCTTTATCGATTAAATCTATACCTTCTGGTGTTACTTTACCGTTAGCAAATAGCTTTATCTTAAGCTTATCAACAATCGGTTGAATAGTAACATGAGTACTGTCAGTGTCACCATAAATGTTAAGAGAAACGTTAACTCCGTATTTTTCTTTAGCATATGTATCAAGGATGATACCTGCCTGCTTAACCACAGACTGCCCAGTAAGAGTAATGCTACCGGCGTGATCACTATCACAAATAGGACTAAACTTATTAGCAAAAACACCGTAAATGGAGTTAAGAAGAATTTTGATAACGTGCTGTATGGTGTCAGCTCGTTCCATATTAAACTTACACGTTTTATATTCATCAGTATCTGGGGTTAAATTACTTAGCTGTTTCTTATATTCAATATACTGATTTTTGTTTCTTACCCGCTCACTATAAAGGTTATCAATTAGAGACGGTACAACACCTTTTTTCTTCTGTGTATACAAAACGTTAGCTTTTGATATAGCTAACTTTTCAATCTCCATAAACTTTTCGAGCTTATCGAGGGGTACTGTCTTTTCAGTACCACTAGCTAACAATAAAGTAGCTTCAGTATCGGTCTTGCGAATAATTTTACCTATCTTAGTCTCTGGCGAAATATTAAGAGTAATGATAGTGTTAGGGTATAGTGAATTAGCGTCATAACTCACTACTGCAGTCTTTAAACCGCGTTCTGGATCTCTAACATAACCACCTTCAATTTCATCTCTAGTAGGGCCTGAAACGAATGTTGGTATAACCATACCGTGTTTATACGCTTCTAAAGCAACACAACCAGTAACAATAGATACTTTACCTAAAGCAGCTTCAAAACTAGTTAAGCCTTTGTACGCTAACATACGAATAATTTTAAAGAACTGTAATTTCTTTTCCATTCGTACTAACAGGTCAACGTCCTGAATATTATAATCTACAAAGTTATTCCAGTCGTTTTCAGATAGAGAAGCTAAGTTAGTAGCGTTAATAGCTAATTTACCTTCACCTAATTCATGTTGAGCAACAAAGTTTAGTGCGTATGATTCAAGCAAACCACGTGCAAAACCTTTATATACTTCAAGGTAGTCCATAGCTGATATACCGTGAATATACCAACGATCTAACTCTTGTCCTTTAACGAAAATACCTTTACGACACCATAGACTTTTTAACGGCGATAAGCGTTTAGCTGCGTTTTCACCTAATAAATTATTAATACGGTTAATGGTATAAGGAAAGTCGAAAAAGTCTGTATTCCACCCGGATAGAATATCAGGGTAGTAGTCTTTCTCCCAAAAGTCTAAGAACTTATTGAGTAGATCTACTTCGCCACTACACTCCGTATAAATGACGTTTTTACGTGTTGGTGTGTATGGTTTACAACCCCAGGTATAAAACGTTTCTGATAAGTTATCGTATATCGTTATAAGGTTGATAGGGTGCTTAGCATCCTTAGCTTCAGGAAACTCATCTGGTGAATAAACTTCAATATCAAGAAAACAAACCTTTAATGGGTTAGCAGAAAACTCAGGCTTTTCGTAATCTTCTTTATACTTTTCGATAAGAAACTGCTGTTCTACCTGAATATTGTGATATAAACGTTTAATAGCACCGTCCTGCGCTGCTTTATTACGTTCAAACGAATTCTTAAATACCTTTTTCTTTAACTTAGTGTTAAAGATAGATAAAGCATCAGCGTTATCCTGATTAGTTTCTACATAAAAATAAGGACTATACAGTTCTTTCTTAACTGTACGGTTACCGTTTTTATCCCAGGTAAAAAGGTAAGCAGTAGATTCGCGAGAATTATAATATACGTTACGATACACAAAATATATTATGTACCACCTTACTAACTAATCAAGAAGGAAAGTAAACTTTCATATGCTCGTCAATATGATCTTCCAACCAGTATTTGGTAGCAACCTTACGAGCATCATCTGATTCGTTCAAGTACATTCTACGGTCTCTTAGTAGCTTCTTAGCTAAATCCATCATTTCATCAGGAGTATCGAACCGTAGTGGCGCAATAGGGTCTGTATTATATGGTGGAGCGTCTTGGCATAAACATGGAATACCTAGTGCACCTGCTTCAAGATACTTGATAGGTGCTTTAGCATAATTAAACTTGTTATTCTGTAAAGGTGCAAATGCTAAATTAAGGTTTAACGAATCAAATGCATAATTGTATTCGTATAATGATTTCCACCCAACAAACTCAACTTCACCAGCTTGAATAAGATCTTGTATACCGTTTGGAGCAGCACCCATAAATACCCATTTATAATCCTTGTAAGTTTTACGAATAATATCGGTATAAGGCTCAATATCATCTATTACACCTGGTAATCTCATTACGTTTAAGTGTGTTGGACTACCTACATAACCAATACGCGGACGCTTTTTATTACGGTCAAAATTTTCTACTACCTTTTGTTTACTATAAAAACGATCCATCCAGAATTTAGGTAAATAGTTAGGAACAACTATAGCTGGTACCCCGGTTCTTTCTGAATAGTAATCTGCCATGAACTTAGTAGGGCAAGTAATAGCATCACAAAGTCTAATAATTTCAGTAGCAGTTTTACCTATAACTGGATCAACAAAAGCTTCTCTAGATTTGTTGTATAGAGGAATATCTTCAGGGAAAATAACGTCGTCAATTTCGTAATAGATTTTAAACTTGTTACCTTTATTAGAAGTATCTCTTAAGAACTTTACAAACTCTAATTGAGGGGGTGTTACTTGACGTTGTATCTTTACTGACTTAACTCCTGCATAATAACGTGGGTCTAGTAACATCACAGTTGAGTTAATAACAACACCCCTACCAGAAGCATTAATTAAAGATTCTGGCCAATGTAAGCGCCAGAAACCGCAACCACCATGATCAGCTGCAAAGCTAATAGCCATATTAGCTGGGGCAGGACCACCAGGAGATGGGGCTTGAACCTGCTGTGCATTAGCAATAGGAGAACCAAATGCAGGTGCTCCAAATGGAAGTGCGGGTGCGCCAAGTACGAAGGAATTATTCATTATTAAAATTTGTTGTTGCTCTTACTGTAATACCGTTTTTCTTTTCTAGGAATATAATTTCACCACTTGTACAGTATTTCATACTTTCCTTGCGGTGTGATATTATATACACTGCCTCTTGGTATTTTTCCACTCTATCACGTATTATATCCAATACCAATTCAATACCTTTTTCATCTAAAGATGAGTCAAGTAATTCGTCAAATACGGATATATTCAACCATACATTAGCTTTAGCTCTACGGATATCCTGAAAAGTAAAGATCATTGCAAGATCAATTGCTTTACGTTCAGCTCCAGAAAAATTAAAGTAACTACATTCAGCACCACGTTCATTAGTGATAGTTTCTTCAAAGAACTCATTAAACTTGACTGTACTATTACTTTCAAGCTTTTTAAGGTAATAAGCAAGTCTAAGGTTTAATACTTCTAATATCTTTTTAACAATATACGACTTTACACCTTCTTCTGAAGTAATAAACTTAGCGGACTCAATTATATCAATTCTAGTCTGTAGCTCTTCTACTTTTACTTTAATTTCAGATATACGATCTTCTATCTTCTTAATATTATCGTTATATGCACCGTCATCGTTATTCAATGCATCTAAATCTACTACTAACTGTGATTGCCACTCTTTAAGCTGGTTTAAACGATTGTTAATACTCTCTACTTCTTTTTTACGAATATTAAAATCATTTATCTTCTTTTGGGTATTAGTAATATGAGTCTCAACTTTATTTAACTGGTTTTGAGCTTCTACTAAGAGAGGCTTCTGTGTATTAACTACTTCAGTAAATTTTTGTATTTCGTTTTGACATTCAGCTTTGTCTTTTTCGTATTGTAAGTTAGTAGCTTCTGCTAAGTCTTTACCACAATGCGGACATCTACTATCTACCTTTTTAAGCTTCTTGATACGATCATTATTAAGTTTAATATGTGTTTCTGCTTCTGTAATGAGCTTATTAATAGCAGCTATCTTACGATCGCATAAATTTTCAGCATTTTTAAGCGCTGACATATTATCTAATATCTTTTTCTCAGCTTCAGTATCTACTGATTCAATCTTACCAATCTTTTCGTTAATTAAAGCAATTTCTTGTGTATTATTACGTTGACGAGTAAGAAGCACTTCTCTACGTTTACTTTTCGTTTCTTCGTATGTTTCTCTTTGCTTAATGCTATCTTGTAATGATTTCTCAGTAGTATCTATCTTAGCATGTTCAATATCTAAGCAACGTTTAGCTTCATTAAAATCTGAACGGGCAATAAGCAACATATTGCTAAACACCTCTAAACCTAGAATACCTTCAATAAACTTACGTTTTTCGATTTTCTTTTGAGCCATAAACGGTACTGTATTGTTTATGGTCATTACTACACTATTCTGAAACACTTCTGAAGAAGTATTAATAATATCTATAATGTACTCTGTAGTTTGTGGTACACCTGAACGAGTCTTGTCTTCACCGTTAATAAACAGATGGCACTTAGTAGGATTAAGTGTTCTTACTATTTTATATTCAGTTTTTACATTATTAATATCTACAGTAAACTCTAATTCTACCTCACAAACGTCTTCTGGATAAAGATTGTTAACAATGTTTTCTTTCTTAAGATCTCTAATGGTAGATCCATACAAAGCAAAGTGTATAGCATCTGCAACTGTAGACTTACCTACACCGTTTGCACGATCTGCTTTATCTAAATTACGCCCGGTAATAATATTCAACCCGGGCTTAAAATCTACCGCAACCGGTCTTTTACCTACAGACAGGAAGTTAGTAATTTTAATTGACTTAAAAAAGACGTACTGCATTAGGTTAAAATTATAACCTCTAAGCAATATTATTCAACGTGTCCAACATTCTTTTTGCTACTGCTGTTGCAGTACAGTTCTGATATAATGCCTGTCTAAACGATTCAATATGTTTGTCGTAAACGTTTTCAGGTTTTTCTTTGTTAAATATGTCTGTAAGCACGCTTTGACATTCTTTCTTAGGAAAATACTTCATTGTAAGATCAGGGCATTTATCTATGTTATAAAACACGGGTATACAGCCGTTACCTAATATTTCGTAATGTCTCAAGCAATCCCAACCAGCTTTCCTTACAGTTACACCGAATCTTGATTCATTATAATCATTGTAGTAGTCTTTTTCGTTTTTGTATATGTACGTACTTTTATCTAAAGGTGTAATATATGCTACATTTTTAACTTTATTTGTGTTAAAGTTAATTTTACACATAGGTATAGCAAAATTTATAGGAAACATTCTAGGCTTTTCGTAAACAAGCTCGCGCTTAAAATAGACAATACCTTTACTATAAGAAGGATGAATATTAGTTTCATCTTCCCCATCTATTGCAATAATTTTATTGGTTGGGTAGTATTTTAGTATTTCATCTAGATAATCACTACATCTCCATATAGAACCATACACTACAAGGTCAAAGTATCTGTTTACAATTTTAGAAGTAATATCAGTACGATCTACATCTAAATCTGGTAATACGCGAGTTACGGTCATACCCATACCGTAAAGCTTACTAGCTCTCTCAGCATCGTAATTATCATAGTTGTGAGCTTGTTTGTTAAGATCAACAACATCTGCACCGTATAGTTCCTTAAGACCTATCAGTACTGCATCATTTTGATAGTCTACGTGATCGCCTTTAGTTAGGTAAAGTATTTTCATAGAAATTTTAATAATGATTTAACTCTTGCTGTAGCTGTATGGTATTTTGATACTTTGTCAAAGCCTGCTTGAGCAATTTTAAGTCTTTCTTCATCATGAGATGAATAGTAGTTTACTTTATCGATACAATCATCTAAAGAATCGAAATATACAATATCTTTACCTTCTTCGAATATTAAATCTATACGAGTATCTTTATCTAGTCTATCAGCAATAACCATTCTATTAGCTAACATACCTTCAAATATACGACGTGTTACTTCTTTATATTGACTGTTCTGTAAAACGATTTTACCTCTTCTGAGATACGATGAATGTTCTAAAGCGTGTAAACCACTACGAGTATCAAATCTATCACCTAGACGCGCTCTTACACTTTGAAAGAACTTATCTGATACATCTCTAGTACATACTGCATCTAAATCAGGTTCAATACTATAAACCTTCCCAGGGTACATGGCGGTATCCGCAAAATGCGGGAACCACATAGCTTTATAGCCTAAACCTGTATATCTCTGTACACATCTAATATCTGGCGAAATAATAAAGTCAAATTTACCAATCTGAGCTTTTTGATAATTATATGCAAAGCTTTGCGGGTCATCACCAGATTCCAGTATCCATTTTGCGGAAGGAAATTGATCTTTAGTTAAAAGAGGACTACGAAACATGCCGTAATCAAGATTAATGATTACGTCTGGTATGAATATACCTGATTTAGCTTCAAAAAGTAAGTCAGTTATACCATCTTCAGTATACTGCTCTTGCAAATTCATTGAAGAGTAGCATTTGGTTTTATGGCCAGCTGCTTCAAACTCTCTTTGTAAAGCTATAGACGTATTCCAGACGTCTTTAGGTAATCTTGCATACAAAAACGATATGTTCATCTTATAAAGTATATTCTTTAAATTTTTTAAAGCCACCAGATTTGAATGGCTCTTCTAAATGCCATTTTGTACCAAGTATGTTACCTTGTGCATCCATATTAGCCGGTATATATTGACATCTTTGAGGTCCTCGATTAGCTTTAGCGGTATCACCGCTCTTATGACTAACTCGTGCACTTGTTAATACGCCGTGTACGAGGTTGTTACGTTGTAAACTTAAAATATAGTCATTGTCTTGATAAAAGAAATAAAATCTTTCATCTAAATAACCAATCTTTTCAAATACACTTCTACGAGCGCAGAAACATGCTCCAAACATATGCAGTGCTATTTCCCAGCCGTAATAAAGCTTGTTATCGTTAACAAAATACTGTTTGGTGTGACGATGCCACTCTCTGTCTATAGGGCTAATAGAACTAATAAAAGAATTACTTTCAAATTCTTTTACAATGTTTTGTATACAGTTTTTTTGTATGGTTAGGTCGTTATTAGGGCCCATAACATACTCAGCTTTACAGCGACTTAAACCTATGTTATAAAACTGGTTATAATTAAACTCAAAAGGAGGTATTATTACCTCTACCTTAGGTTGGTTATAATCTTTATTAAATTGCTTATACGATTCTATTACGTATATCTTTTCAATTAATTCATCAGCAGTAGCTATGTATGAATCAATACAGTTTTTAGTAGTTTGAAAGCTCTTGTCGTCTTCAGCAAGAGATAAAATAATAACATCAACTTTGTTCATTTATAAATCTTTCTACGTCCTTATTAACGTCGTATTGGTGAACAACTACAGGTATAATACTACCATCAATAACAATTTTACCATTTTTTATTTTAACTGTTCTCTTAGCATTAGCATATGCCATATTGGCTACTGTATTATAGTCCCAAATGTTGTATCTAAGATAATCAAATCGTACTACTTTGTTTAAAACAGCTTGATCAACGTTTGGATAGTTACCAATTCTACCGATTACAATCGATATATCGGAACACATCTCTTTTAACAACTCTGCACATCTTTCTCTGTGGCCTAAAATTGCGCCACCATTAATAATTTCATAACCTCTAGTAAGATTAAAAATATCTGTATTATAGCACAAGTTCATCCAAGTTGTGTTAGTTTTACAGTTCATTATAAGCTCTATTTCATGAAACACTGTAGGTTTACCTTGGGTCTTATAAAAGTCCTTAAATACATCTCCTTGAAAATAGACGTCTGTAAAATCACATAGAAATACATTTTCTGAAGTTGAGATCTTACTGCAATACAAATAAAAGAATATAACTTTAAGAGTATACGGCGAAAGATTTAAATCTACATTGTATTTTTCAGCAATAGGATGAGCATTCACATAATTGACGTTGTTGTTTTTAAAATAATCAACAACATCGTCTTTTAAATTACAACCAATGACAGTTACTTTGCTACCTGTCTTTATAGCAGACTGTATAAAGACTTTTATACCTTTATTAAGGCTGTAATTTTGCCCGTATGTAATTATTTCGTTCATTTATTTTTAATCTGTTTAAGAATATTTAAAACCTCGTTTTGTGTATAGTTTCTAGGTTCGTTAGGGTAATGACCGTGCTTCTTTTTGTATAACTCTCTACCGCCGTACACGTTTTTCTGCCATTGCTCTGTTTTATTAGCAATAGAAGAGTTATCTATAGCACCAGGCGCTTCTTCAAGGTATTTTTCACTATCAGCTATATCAGCAAACCACCAAAAAGGGGGGTGATAACCAGCTAATGCAATACGGTAAGTATGATCTACGTGCTCCCAAGCATTATAAAATTGCTCATCAATATAACCCACTTTCTCAAGTATTTCTCGTGTAAAAAACGAAAACATCGCCACTGTATGAGTATATAATGCAATTTTAACGTTGTTAGGATACTCAACTATAATACGAGGATTAACCGGGCTCTTTTGATCTAATAAATGTCTGTTATGAAGATCAAATTCTATATTTTGTTTACGATTAAATGGTGAACCAGGACCGTAATTAAAATGATGTATACCTGATTCTTTATATGCTTCAATATATTTGTAAAACACGGTCTTATCTTTAATGAGCATATCATCTTCAATAATAAAAATGTAATCACAACTAGCATCATACAAATGCTTCATTGCTTTATTCTTAGATTTACCCACACCTAGATTAACTTCATTTTGTAACCAAGTACCTGGTACCTCTATTTGGTTTTCAGCTTTACCGTCATTTACAACCACTAGTTCATTCACAACATCCATAGGGAGTGTTGCGATTAATGCTTTGAGGTAATCGTTTCTATTACAGGTAATTATGCCTACACCGATTTTCATGTTAAGAATACATCCTTATACTGAGTAATTACTGACTTTGGGCTAAATTTCTCTGTAAACATGTCCCAGTTTTGACTACGTAAATGTTGTACATCCAAACCTTTCATTATATTAACTAAACCGTCATAATCGTGATAAACTATAGCTTTACTACCTAAATGATCTAGATGTGCTATATCATAACCTGGATAATCCTTACCGCTCCATGTTATAACAGGTTTATTACAAGAAGAGAACTCTCCTACCGATAATCCGAACGTTTCTCCAATCTGTCTAGCATGTAACATAATATCGCATGCATGAATAAAATTAAAAATACCTCTTTCATTACCTACCCAAGGAAAGAAAATTGCTCTTTCATGATTAATGAATTGATTTGTAGACAAAAACAAAAAGTAAACGTCTTTTCTAGTATTAAGAATAGTCTGTACAGCTTGTTTTACGAAAGGTAAGTCGAAAGACTCTTTACCACCGTGTCTACCAATAACTAATGCATCTTTAGGTATATTTAACGCTGCTCTAATATCTTTAGTAGGTTCCATACCCTGTATAATATGAGGTACGTAAGCGGTAAGATTAAATTTACGTGCTAATGCATTAGATACAGCAGCAAACACATTACCATGAGGTTGGGAACCATCAAATATATAATGAGTACCTGTTTTGCAGTTCTCTGGGTTAATATTATCATTAGCACCAGATTTCATCATTTGCATAAAATCTATTTTTTGCTCTGCTACTATCTTTTCAATCTGACGCTTAACATCTGCAGCTGGTGCTCTATTTGCGTTACCGTTGTATTGGAATACTTGGAATTCTTTTTGTATTCTAGGCAAACCTTCATTAGGATCATCATGTGTAGTAACATACACTACTTCATGCCCGAGAATATCTCGTAAAGCTAAGCCATAATCATATGGTGTTTTACCTGTACCTCTACCATCGAATTGATTTGAGTGTATTGCGATTTTCATATTACATTCTAATAGCTTTACTGTATAGTTCTGTTACGTATTGTTTAGTATTATCTTTATTTTTAATATCCATTAACTCGACGAATTCTTCTATAGACTTCTCTACACTAATGTTAAATTCTTTATTTGCAGCTTCTTCTATATTAACCTTACTTTGTTCAGTAACATCGTGCTCCATAGTAAACTCTACTGGTTTAACAGATACTAATTTACGCACGATAGCTTCTAATGTAATAGGGTCAACTACTTTATCAACGATAAACTTAACTATGTTACCTTGTATTACTGCTTTAAGAGTTTCAGGTGTGTACGCTCCGTTAGTTAATTCTGTATACTGTAAACGTCTGTATTGAGGGGAAACATTATTCTCTATAAATTTATAACTTAAATCTGCAAGATCTAATATGTATAAACCTTTAGTAGTACCAAAATCCCCCCAATCTTGCTGATAAGGTGCACCAACATATAATATTGTACCTTTTTCGTATTTACGTTCTTCTCTATGATGGAAATGACCTGTAATAGTTAAAGGTGCTCTATCGGTTAAATCAGAAGACTTTAAACCGTTGGTACAAACTTTATAAGAGTTCATTTTAAAGCTATTAATTTCAAAATGACCTACAATTAAATTACACTCAGGTACTTCGTTAATATCTTGACCCCACGGGCAGAAAGCTATTTTTTGTCCGTGAAACGTTTCGATCGTAATCTTATCAACAACAGTAATATTACTCCAACCGCGAAGAATGGATACGGAATTAACTGTAGAATTATCACGGTAGTAAGCATCGTGATTACCCACAGTAATAATGATGTTAAAATCACGCAATACATCAAAAATGTCAGTAACCACGTGAAGAGTATTAACAGCAATGTCATTACGATCATGAAATATGTCTCCTGGAATTATAATGTCTTGTATACCGTTCTTTTTAAACTGCTCAGCAGCCCATTTTGCATGATCTAATGCAATTTTATGCCATGTTGCACTGTTACGGTGCACACCATAATGAGGATCTGAAAATATACCGACTTCTGTACCTTTAATCTGCATGCTTATTATTAGGGTTTACTGGATCGTTTACACCTACTTGAGGTCCGATTTCACTATAAACTGCTTCTTGATAAGCAGCTAAAGTATCTCTCATACGTTTCTCTTTCTTAATACGTGAACGCCAGCAATTAAAAGCTATGGAATTAAAGTAAGAGAATGGGTTAAAACCTTTATCGAAATTGTATTTCTTATCTTTCAATGCATTAAACATATTAATTAAAGAGTCACCGATAGCCTCTTCTTTAAATGTATAATTGATAAAATTCGAAGCATGTGCAAGCCCGTATGCAATATTACGAATCATAACTGCTAAGTTATCACTCATTACATTTGTTTCATAATATTTGCGTAATTCGTCTGTAAATTCTTTTGGGTTTACATAATAAACCTTCTTAGCCTTAGCAGATTCACTTAACGGCTTTTTAGGTTTTGCAGAAGCAGGTACTTTAGTAATTACTAGAGTCGACGGCTCAAGTGCCTGACTCTGTAATTGCTTTTTCGGTAATTTTGATTTTTTCAAGGTCATAAAATTCTTTTCGTTTGTCGTAGTGTTTAATACCATAAATTAAATCATCAACAATATCGACTAACGTCAATATATCTTTATTTTCGTGAACGCGTAATCCACGACCGATAGATTGTAGAGTTTTAATCTTTGATTTACCGCCTGCAGCAAACACTATATAATGTATGTTTTTTATAGAAATGCCAGTAGAAAAGATCTTACTTATGGCAATACATACAACATTATTATGTTGTTCCATTATTTCTTGTACTCTGCGTCGTTCTTCAACTTCTACACTACCTTGTATAAAATAAACCTGTTTATCTGTTAAAGTGGATAGCTCTTTATAAAGATTATCACCATGTGCAATGTGATCTATAAGAATAAGGCAGTTATTTTTAAAGTTATGTGCAAGTTGTTTGATTACTTTATTTCTGAACTTACTATTATGTATGTAATCAAGTTCTAGTAGATATCTTTGTCCAGAAGATACTGCCGTATAATCTGGTTTAAAGTCATAATCTAGCTTAATAGCTAAACATTGTGCATTAGCAATATACTCACCACCAGCTGCAGCTCTTAACTCCGTAGTTGTCTTTTTAAATATAACCGGACCAATAAAGTTATTAATATTCCACGTATCAATGTTATTTTCTGGTAATGTACCAGTAAAACCTATACGTCTCAATGTAGGTACTTTGTCAAGTAGCTTACATACTTTATTACCTCTACGTAACTTATGACATTCATCTACAACTAGTAATCCTACTTTACTAAACCAGCTAATATCTGAGCTTTTACTCTGTAAAATACCCATATTAGCAATAATAACCCGGGCATTAGGGTCAAGTTCAGTGTTGCCAGTCCACTTACTCACTATTTCTATAGGAAAGTTATAGGAAGTAAAGTCTTTATATGTTTGAGACACTAGACCTAAGTCTGGAACTACTATTAGTATTTTTTCAGTAGGTTCTATTTGGTGTAATGCAGCATATACTAGATTAGCAATGATTAAAGTTTTACCACCACCAGTTGCCAACTCTACTACCCCATAACCACTGTCTAGTGCTTTACTAACTGCTGTTTCTTGGTAATCTCTAAGTTTAAACTCACTATTTAACGTTTTAAAGTTATCAGTATTAAGAATATGTGTATGTTGTACGATGTCTTTATAATCTTGATTAACCTTAATTTCAAATGGTATGTTCTGATTATTTAAAAACTCTATAATACCAGGTACTAGCCCTATACCGCAATAACCAGCTGGTGTAATGGCGTATATACGCTGAGGCATGAACCTAGCAAAACGATTAAAACGGGCACCCGGGTTCTTAACACTAAAGTGCTCTTTTATACTAGGGAGAAAATCTGAAACGATTTTTACTTCCTTGCGTTTTGGGTCATATTGGAACTCAACTACCATTACGTTGTTTCAAGTTTTTGTAAGTCTATTACGTTTTTGTAGTCGTACGTTAACGAGCTGGTTAGTTTTTCGATCTTTTCAAGATACTCTAAAATGATCTTTACTTGATCGATACAAGCATTAATAGAAACGATATCATCGTCACTATGCATGATTTCATCTCGTGCAGTTTTTGATAAAACAACAGGCGAGTTAACGACTTTTGTTTTAATCTTTTGCTTTTTAGTATGTTCTAGTTTAAACAGTGTACTCTTGTACTGGGTTGTTCTAGCTACCCACTTGTGTTTAGTGGTAGGTGCTAACATGGCTTTCTCTTTTATAGAAAGTTCATCCATTTTTATATCAGCTTCCAGTTCTTTCTGAAAACCACTTATAATTTTATCTACGTCGAGTAAGTCCATAAATCTTACTAAGTATATAGTATTATTTTTAAAAATCTACATGAATAAGTTTAATAATTTGTATAACAAGATATTACAAGAAATGACTACAGGCACGGCTTTTGGTCCTAGCCAAGCACAAGCCCCTGTAACTGGTCAATCTTCCGATTTCTACGCTCCAGGCGATTCAAGAAACTTATTTGGTGGTGGTAAAAAATGGAAACCTAAAAAAGATAAAAAGAAAAAGCTAAATGGTGAAGCTCAGCCTTTATTGCCAATCCAGCGTAGAACATTTCCAGGCGGGATGTAAGTAGGTTGCATGGATTTAGGCCATTGGATAACAAATGAAACTTTCGACAGCACTATTTTGCCTTACGGTTTTATTTATCGTATTACAAACTTGGTCAGTGGTAAGGTCTATTTCGGTAAAAAGCAGATTAAAAGCGTTAAAAAACTTAAACCTCTCAAAGGAAGAAAAAACAAAAGACACTTTGACGTAGAGACAGACTGGAAAACCTATACTTCATCATCTAATGATGTTAATGAAGATATAGTAAAGCTTGGCAAGAATAAGTTTAAGTTTGAAATACTTAAGTTTTGTGATAGTAAGTTTGAACTAGCTTATTATGAAGCTAAAATACAGTTCGATCATGATGTCTTACTTAAAGAAGGATACTACAACGGTATTATAAACTGCCGTATTGGAAGAGCCCCAAATGCATTGTTAAATAAGCTTGCACAACAAAAAAATAACGCTACAATAACTAATAATGCAGGTGCTACCACTCAACTACAATCTTTATCTAGCTGATTTTTCTATAATAGAATCAGAAGTACAAAGTTTGTTTAAAGCTGAGCTATTAAAGTACAATATTACAACATATGATAGTTTACCAAAACAAGACTATCTTAAGTTAATACACTATTTTACACTATCTACGTTATTAAAAGAGTACGCTAATATAGAACACAAAAAGAATACCATATTTTGGATTAATAAAGAAACGTGCCACGCGGATATTTTAACATTTGCAAAAGAAGTAAAGAAGTGTTTCCCGATACTACTTTATGTTACCAACAAACCATATAAAACGGCATTGGTTGACAAGAATACTGCAGAATACCTGGAATTAACAACAGAGCTCAAAGAGTTTAGATATTCCATCGATTATAGCAAGTATAGCTTCAACAAAATCAAACGGTTTTGCACAAAAAACGGGTTAGAAGCGCTGGTTTCAACGTTTAAGCCATGAGCGGATTTCTCTCTATATATTATATAATATTAAGCGAGCGTCAGCGAGCGTTTAAAAGGTCTGACAAGACCGGAGACGAAGGAGCTATGCTCCTGAGTCCCAAAAACCATTAACATATTACTATGTAGTATGTAGTATACTCCTTAAACCGACGACACTTTATATTACTTTATTGCCAATAAAAATCAAGTGCAAATATGCAAAAAAGTCGTAAGTATGTTGTATATGGACGCTATTTTAAGCAAAGTTAAAGAAAAAAGCAGATTTTTAAAAATACTAGAAACCACTATGAAAGAAGACATTGCTTCCGGTGGTCAAGGAGATGTAACTGATCCTAATGCTGTTGGTGCAGGTGTAACTACAGGTGTTAGCGGGGTACAGACTGCAACTGCTAATCTTAAACAACAAGCTTTAGCAGTGTTAATGCAAGATCCTGACTTTCAAGCTGCTCATCAATCTGGTGACCAAACAAAGCTTAACACATATTTTCAGAACCTTTTATCTCAACAAAGCGGTAGTTCTACAACACCTACACAATGAAAAGATTTAACGCAATAGCTAATAAGGTATTTTTAACTTTACTTGAAGCAGATGGAGTACCTCCAGTTGCTGCACCAGGCGCTGATCAAGCTCAAGCACCAGCTGCAGGTTTACCGCAAGATGGTGGTCCTGTAAATGCCCCAACACCTACGCCTGAACCTCAAAAGACTCCACAAGAGATGAGAAACTGGCAAACAGACATTTTAAATACAGCTCGTGTAGCTTTATTAACTGTTAAAAACGATCCAGGTCAGTTGAGCGAAGATGATGTTAAGACTTTAAGTTCTACAGTTACATTACAAAACAAAGACCAAGCTGGTGGTGTTCAAGATATAATGAACAGACTAGCGGGTAACACTTAAGTACCTGTTAGCAAAAGCACTATTACGACCGGTTAACTCTTTACCGTTAACATGTCGTTTGTATTGAGCATTAATCTCGGCTGTATTGTTTGTTACTACACCATCCAGAAACTTTGGAAACTTAGCTAATACCCCATTAAATGCGAAGTCTGTTAGCATTTCTTTTTTAATATTGTCTAAACGTTCCCACGCACCTTGACCAAACTTATAGTTAGTTATTTGCTTAGCTCTTTCAGCAGCTGCATTTATATCTTGTTTTAATAAGGCTGTAGCTTGAGCGTCAGTTAATCCTCTAGAAAAGTTATTTCCTGGGTGTAGTTTGTGTCCGTATGCAATAGTATCTGTGCCACCTTCTACACTTTTATGAGGGTGCCACATACCATGCTTAAAACCAGCTTTTACTCCGTTTTCTACACTTTTCATATAGTTTATGAAATCTGGGGTTGCTTGAAACTGACTACCGTAGTAGTCTGCAAATGAAGATACCTTTTGTACTTGTGCAGGGGGCTCGAAATGGATTGGAGGGGGTAAATCCACAGCTTCAATAATACTTACAAATTTCTTAATACCAGGCATGTCAATATTTACATATTAAGTAAATAAATGCGTGATAATAAAATACAAAAATAAAACATATAGCAGCGAAGATCTGCCTATTTTTTTGTATTTTAAACGTGTAGAAGATAAAAAAGACTTTATAAACCTGCTTGCCATCTATCATAAACCTAACGTATTTGTTAGAGTAAACAGTGTAGATTTTGTTTTAGCTGGTAACACAGTTATAAAGGATAAGAGATCTGCAATATACATTAATATGGAGACAATGGATGAAAAACGTCACATTCAAAGGTATTTGTTTGATTCTAATGATGAAAGTAATGCAGTAATATCTACACCACCCGATATCAGACCGGTAATATTGGAAGAATGGATCGGTAGACACGCAAAAGACTTAATTTTAAGTTGATATTATATTAAAAGCCCTTACCATAAGTTATGGGCAAATTTACATCAACTAAAGTCATTCCGTTAGGTTCGGCTGCATTTAGACAGCCTTATGCACAAAGTCATTGTCACTTTATTCATGGTTATCGGTTACAAGCCAAGTTTTGGTTTACTTGTAATATGTTAGATCAAAACAACTGGGTTGTAGACTTCGGTGCTCTTAAGCAGCTTAAAAATACTTTAGAAGAATACTTCGACCATAAAACAGTAGTTTGGGCAAAAGATCCTGACTTAGATATGTTCAAACAACTTGAACAACGCAAAATGATTGAACTGGTGGTGCTTGAAGACGGAGTAGGTATTGAACGTTTTGCTGAACTGTGTC